ATACTGAAAAAACAGATCTTGTCTACCAACAAAGGTTTGATAGCCGCTAACTTCATCAATTGTTCTTACACCATCATATGCTACAGTAAGTTTATAAAATTTTTCATCTGTATATGCATAAAAAACTTGTCCGTTTGGATATTCACTTTTTACTAATTCAATTGCATCTTCAGTTGCTAAAGAACCAATTATAACACCACTTGCTAATGGCGTATATCTTTCAAGATTGTCAAAATCAATAGTTTGTTGCAAATATATTCTTTTTGTATTAGGATTTGTATCAGGAGCAACCAGTGTTTCAAAATAATCTGGATTGTCAGGAATTCCGTCGTTGTCTGAATCTCTATAACTGATTCTTACTCTAAAATCATCGATGAAACCGTCTGCTTCAACAGGTTGTCCAATAATGTCTAGTATTTCATCGCTGTTAAGTGTCGAACTGGAATCAGGTTGATTGTTTGTTTTTAATACATTAATAAAATCATTGATTACCTTGCCTGTTTTTGGATCGTAGACTTTTTGTGTACCATCATAGAAAAATCTTGTTTCTAATACACTTGCCCAAAAACGGTCTAAGCTTCTTGAACTCACAGTGTAAGTCACACCATCAGTTTGAAAATCAACAAGCCAACTATTGTCTAAACCTGTGCCTGAAGTATCTTGAGCATATGCTAAACTAAAAGTAGTGCTACTGTTGAGATTTGTTGAAGTTATCACATACCATGTCTGTGTGAGGTTATCGTAGCCTAAACCAAAATTTCTGTACAGTTCGATGTTTTCTCTCATGGTTGTTTCGATTGCAGTAGGCAAATCAGTAATAAAATTCACAATAACCTGTGTTGGTACTGCATTTGTCGGAATAAAATTGTTGAGAGTAACTGGACCAGTGCCATCAGCGTTGTTTCCGACACCAAAATTTGTTCCGTCCAGTTCAAGAGCGGTAACAGTGGCCCATAACACCATCTTATCTCCAGGTAGTGTTGGAGATCCAACTGCCAGTCTGTTTGTTGAAGTAAAATACTGTCCTGTAGGGGGTACAAATTTGATTAATCCACCTTGTGCAATATATTTTTTATTGTCACTTGCTTGAGGACCAACTGGTGCTGGTGCTCCACTAGTCACAAATTTAAAATAACCAGTGGTTTCGTTATTGCTTGTAGTACTTTGATTCCATTCTAAATTTAATGTTGTTAAACTTGGACGATTGAAATTCTCATAATAGAATTCTTGCATGCCTCTACTAGCAAGCACAGGTTCAACTTGATTAACAATAACATTTGTGATGTCATTTTGATCAGCAAAGGTAAATGTAAAACTAGGGACTTCTGTGTTTTCATATATCATACCATCTGAAGCAAAAACATTTGTACTTGAATACTTTCCAGTGATATCAACTAGATCCAAGTATCTACTAGTACCAATTGAGCTTCTGTTGACAGCCTTAGACTTGATTATAGTTGAATAAAGAGTATATGGAAAATTATTGTAGTCTTCTCCATTAACCATTCTATCTTGAGTGTAGTATCTTGCCGGAGCTCTTTGTTTGATATCGTTAATATTTTCTCTGCTGGCGGCATTGCTCACTGGTACAGTTAACGCACAGGTAAAGGTAAGCGTTTCGTTTCTGCCTGTTTTGCTTACATAACCTATGTTAAAAGTTACATTTTGCATTTCGTCAGGATTGATAATATAGTTTAGGCCATTTGAACTTCTCACATAAGTTCTAAAGGTTCCAACTGGTATACTGCTAAACACACCATCGCCAAAGTTTAGGTTTATTTGATCGTTTGTTCGCGATGTTATACTAAAATATCTACGTTGCTCAGGAGTAAGTTCTTCAACTGCTCCAGTGTAAATGTTTTCAACCTTTTCCCATTCTGCAATTATTGAATTTTGTGCATTTAGTTGATATAACCAAACATCTTCGTTGTTGATGCCTTCTATGTTAACATTTACAATTCTGTTACTGATTCTTTCTCCAAGATTGAATTGTTGATCCTGAAGTGATCCTTGCTTGAAATAAAAAAAGTAACCGGTGTTTGCACTTGCATAGCCTTGTTTGTCATTTCTATACAACAAATTTAGTGGACCACTTGGTGCAGGAGCAGGTTCATATAGATAGGTCTGATTTAACGATGTAGCATTGACTGCTTCAAATGTCATGTTAGTACCATTCACAGTCTGACTGAATGGAACAACAGGCAAGAAACCTGCAATCAAGTTAAGTGTATATTCTTCTGTATCAATACCTAATAGTGTTTGGCTGTTTCCTGGTTTTCCAAAACGTTGGCTTCCGCTAAGAGCTGCATTCACAACAACTGTAAATTGCTCTAGCCAATTTGGATTTGTGGTATCATTCCAATTGATTGTAATGTTTGATAGATTTACACCTGTAAAATCTATTACACCTTCGGTGGTGCTGATGCTTTGTACTTTTAGGAAACCTTGTGCCGCAGTGTTACGCTTTGGTGTATAACTAACTAGTTCTGCTAGTCTAGTGACACTGTCTCTTCTTTCAGCAGTGTCGATAAAGTTTTCGCGAGTATTAAGATCATTTCTAAAACTTCCTGCTTGACCCATGAAAGCCATAACATCAAGTATAGCAATAAATTCGCTAGACTCTATGTAATCATTGAAACTTTCAGGATAGTAAAGTCTTATATAATCAATGAAAGTTTTACGCAGTGTTTCAAAATCATAACTTTGAAAGTCAGCTTCACGATAGGTTTGATAGATTCTCTTCCAATCTTCTACACCAAATATACTTGTTTGTCTTGTAGTTTTAGCCATGTGTGTTTCCTTACATGGTATTTATGAAAAGAATTAACTACGTAGTTTATCTATACATCTGCGTAGGCAGCTCTCATGGTTTCGCTATTGAAAAATATATTGAGAAGTTCACCTTGTTGTCCACTAACAGTATCAACTTCAAGTTCTATTAGTATTCCGTTCTCTTGTGGATAAACATTGATGTCCGAGACACTGATTCTTGGATCTTGAGCAACTATACGTTGTAGTTCTTTGTTTATTGCTTTTGAAGTTGGAGCGCCTTGAGGTTCAAAGATCAAACTCCATATAGTCGAACCAACATTAGGACGTCCAGGCATTTCACCTTGCCTAATTGTAAGTGCGTTCAATAGGTCACGTTTGATTAAATCAAAGTCTGTGACTGTGTAACTTTTGTACCTTCCAATAGTACTATATCCGATAAATGTTGGCATACTGTATTTACCTACGTATTTGTGGTATTATTTTGTGCGTCAAATTCCGCCTCAAATGCCGCAGTTTCTGCATCCACTCCGTTGACTTTCTTGTTTGTAACAACACTTGCTACCGCAGTATCAAGGCTACTTCTTACTGTGGTGCCAACTACACCACCACTGCCGGTTGAAAATCCTTGTACTTCATTGCTGAGTTTTTGTTGTGCTAACTGTATTGAATATTGACCGCCTCGTACAACTTTATTCATGTCAGAACTGGTAATTTTTGTACTGTTACTTCCGGCAAATGTTTCTCCAAGTGTTGCAGATCCATCTTGCCATTTTTTTACTGCGTCTGCTCCAAATTTACTTGCACCACTGACCAAACCGCCTAGTGCAGATTCATCTTCTAGTCCGGTTACTATTCCTGCATTCTGCAACTCGCCTAATCCTTTGTTGAATAAATCTGTTTTGGTTACATCTTGTAATGTTTCGTTATTTAAAAAATCACTAAGTCCATTAACTCCTTGTGAACCAGTCCACACACTTGCACTACTTAAAACAGTGTTTAGATCAGCAGTAGCATCCTTGAGAAAGAACTCTGCAGTTCCTGGTTTCAACAATCCTCCTTTTTCTAATTCAGTTGCACTAAAACCAAATTTTCCAACACCGTTAGCATTGGATATTTCATTGAAATCCTGAGGGACCAGTTTGCTAGATTGTGCTACCATACTGGTTACTTTTTCAGGTGGTATTTTACCAACGTTTGTTTTTGCCTGCGATTGTTTTTCATAATCTGCTTCTGTAACACTATCAATTTCTGTTGATTCTGCTTTGGTTACTGCGTCTTGAGTTTTTGGATCCAAAGGAACTTGCTCAGCAGGTGATTCTAAACTGGTACTAGTATTGACACCAGTGCCTCTTTCTGCATAAGGCTCATGTGTAGGAGCTCTTGTAACTATAGTTTCAATTGCATTTGGTTCCGGTATCCAACCTTGTTGAGGAGAAAATTTTGTATCTGCTAATCTTAACTTAGGTATCTCAACAGTTTTACTCACTGGTGGAGCTGATCCACTATTCAGTTTTATACATCCTGCTTCAAGTGTGAGTCCGGTGCCTGCACCCCATCCACCGGTTCGACTGTTTAGATTTAAACTGCCATCACTTTTGATTCCCACTGAGCTTTTACTATAGGCCAAAATACTGTTTGTGCCAG